TTAAGATGGCTCTGAAGCGCAAGGCTATCACTCCGGCCATGAAGGTAAATTGCCTTCTCTTCCGCTGGCTTACGCCGTGTTCAATATGTGGAAAGCGGATCGAGCCAGAGAGTAAAATTGAATGGGATCACGTTCACGCTCTCGTTCACGGGGGTTCACATGAGTATCAAAATCTGCGTCCGGTGCACGCGGAATGTCATAAGGTGAAATCTGCCGCCGATGTTCGCGCCAATGCAAAAGTTCGCCGCATTCGTGGAGAGACAAAGCGGGGGCCGAAGAAAGCTATTCCCTCCAGGCCGTGGCCGAAGCGGGGGGCGCTATGAAATCCTCCAAAAAGTCGGTGCGACCACGGGTTCTAAAAAGTCTTGTGCAGTGAAAAATGTCAGTCCGCCTTCAAAGCGGCATTTTAGAAAGCGAGCGGCTTTGAGAACGAGTTTACACCAGCGGGTTGCCAAAGGATGGCACTGCGAAGGGGCTGCAAGTAGTAGTCGGCCCGCTGGTGCTAGGGATTTTTAAGAGGAGCCGAAATGCCACCCGCTGACCTTTTCCCGGATGCGCCACGCACCAAGCCGAAAAAGCTTATGCACGTCGTTGACGCCTGCGATGACAGATATGGCGTCACGGTCGAGTGCGGGTCATGTGGCCACAAGGTGAATGTGGACGGGTGCGAGCCGGGCACGCCAGCGAAGGGCGAAGAATACACTACTACCGAATTGAGGCGCGGTATCCCGTGCCCGAACTGCAACTGAGGAGCGTCGATTATGAGGTTTGAAGTCGGACAACAAATCTGGATCGGGGACTTTTCTCCGCTCGCGCCGCTGCATGAAGTTTGCCCGGATTGCGGTGGCACAGGACGGCTCCGCGTGACGTTCCACGATGAAACGCAAGTCTCAATCGAATGTCGTAATTGCGCCGCTGGCTATGACCCGCCGACCGGCAGGATTGTGGTCTACTGCAATCGTGCAGCCGCCAAGAAATCCATCATCACTGGCTTAGAGGTTCACGGCGACAAGGTACGCTGGCACGTTGACGCTTGCGCGGGTTCTTACAGAATTGTCGATGACGAAGACGCATTCGAGACCGAGGCCGACGCTTTGGCCTGGGCAGAGAAGCGCGCGGCGACATACGAAGCCGAACAGCGGGACAAGATTTCACGAAAAGAGAAAGACACCCACACTTGGGCATGGAACGCGAGCTACCACCGGAACAACATCAAGCGCGCGCAGAAGGATATCGACTACCACACGGCCAAGCTGAACGTGGCGAAGGTCAAAGCAAAGCTGCCCGAGGCAGCGGAATAATGGAGCGGCTTATGTTCTTGGAAAATGCAAAGCGCGTGGCGCTAGAAACTATAAAGCTTGACGGCTATCAGGTTGTCGGCTCGCGACAAAGCGCCCTTCTGGTTGGTCTCGGATACGCGGCGGCGGAAGGCTGGGCGATGTATTCAGGCAACGGCGAATTTCAGATCACAGCCGACGGCGTCAAAGCTCTCGCGGCGATTCTCAACCCGAAATGACGGAACGGTCGATGTTGAGCAACTATGATACGGCTCTTAAAGCCGAAGCAAAAAAGGTGAAGTGTAACTTTTATCGCTATGACACCGATCAAGCCTCTTTGCTTGCCATATTCGTGAAGCGATCCGTGCATTGGAGCGGCAATAGGGAGCGTCTGTGAGACTAGGTGAACTCATTGCGATTGCCCGAGAGTGCAAGGGGATGACTTTGCGCGAACTGGAACATGAGAGCACGGTATCGAATGCGCTGATCTCACAGATTGAAACTGGCAAGGTCAAGGACCCGGGATTTTTCACCGTCTGCCGCCTATGCGATGCGCTTGGAATTTCGGTTGAGAGGGCGGCGGCAACCGATGGCTGGAAAGTCACCAAAGCAATGCTGCGGAAAAAGTAGGGGAGCCATGGCAGAGGACCGTCACTATCTAACAGTTGGCCCCGATCCGAAGGGGCGCGGTCTTCTCGCAATCGTGTCGGAAGGCTCGCCGCAACGTGGCGACAAGAACGTGACGGTCTGCACATTGGAAATTGTGAAGAACATGAAGGAAGCAAAGAAATGGTTTCGCAGGATGCTCGCAGAGCGTCCGTGGGAACCGAGACAATAGGGAGCGGCTTATCGTGGGCGGTACACAGAGAAACCAAGGCCAGCGCCACCGCATGGCACACCGCCAGAAGTGGCGCTGCTTTTTCTGTGGGATTAAGATGGTCAGCGCCGGGACAAAGATTGCCGGGAGCAAGAAATTGGATCCTCGCAGCGCGACCTTTGAGCATTGGGACAGCCGCTTGGATGCGGAGCGTGGGAAACATTACGGAGAGTTTCGGAATGTCGCGTCCTGCTGGAAATGCAATAACGAACGAAATGCGGAACGTCAGCGGCGTGTCCCCCAAGAAGAACTTTGGGCGCGAAGCGGCTCTTACCCTTCCTCTGCAACCTCCAACACATAGCGAGCCAAAATCATGGCAATAAAATGTATTTGCGATAATTGCGGCAGAGAGAACGCTGGCCGCGCGGTCGTGGATGTATCTAGGAGCGTGCCGCTGATCATGCCTGATGACTTCCCAAAATTAGACGCCGATCTCTGCCAGATATGTTTTGATGCCCTTCTGCGGACAATTAAGCCGATCCTCGTTCCAACAAGAACGCAATTGTAGAAAGCGAGCGGTCGTGACAGACATTGTCGAGCAACTGGAATATGCGGCGTGCGGTCAAGGGCCGGACGCGGAGCAGACGCTTTACTGGAAAGCTCGGAACGAAATTATCGCGCTAAGAAAGCGCGTCCGGCTCACTCCATCGGAGGTGACGCGCCTAATCGAAGATTTCACCGCCAAGAAGATTGCCGAAGGTCCAGAAGCGTGTAAGGCGCATTTGGTTTCCATCGGTGCTTGGCCAGAAAATTAATGGAGCCGATGGTGTTGACGCTCAAAGATGCCAAGGCTTGCCCGTTCTGCGGCTCCAAAAAATTGAAGCTGGAAGATATTGGCGGCTGCTCTTATTGGCTTGTTGAGTGCCAGAACTGCAAGGCGGATGGCCCTCATGAAGATGATGACGAACGCGAACATGCCGCCGTGATGCGGTGGAACACTAGGAAATAACGGAGCGGTTTGATGGGAGCTACACCAAAGCGAGAACTAAAACGCCAGATCAAAGAAATCGAAGCGGAAATCGCTTCACTTCTCCGTCGCAAAACTGCGCTTGATGAAGTGATTGCCATTTACGAGAAAGATGAAATCGACATTT